TAGAAAAAGATGCTCGACTAATTGTTCCAGTTGTCATACCTAAGCCTATTGATGTTTGTGCCGCACCTTGCGGATAAACTAAGCCACCCGTAGTTGCAATATAAATGCCGCCGTAGTAATAAATACTGCCAGTGTTATCTGAACCTGATGTTCTTGTTCTTAACGTTACTGTCGCTGTGCCAGATGTTGCGTTGAAATCAAATACAACTCTGTATTTAGTGTAAGTCGCTGAAAATGAACTGGTAGGCAGGCTTATAGATGAAACTCCTGTAAATGTTCCAGATGAAATTTTAGTTAATCCACCTGATCCAACAGCTGTCCAAGCTGATCCGCTGTAATACTCAACAGAGTTAGTATCTTTAAGGTAGGACATATTGCCTTCTTGTGGGCTAGTTACTGCAGCAGTACGGGCTGCTGCATCGGCAAACACCCACGTACCTTGCATCAAGTAGCCATTAGTATCTGCAGCAGTTAGGACGTCCCCCGTAACGAACGTTTTTAGTCCGAGTCCAGCAGCCATTTTTTATCTCCTTAGTAACTTAATACAGACGTATCAAGTACGCCATATTGGGTTGAGTTTAATATAAACCCGTCAATAACAGGTTCAAGTGTAGTAAAGGTTGTACGCCATTTATTCGGTGTGACACTATGCGCCACGCCGAATACCTGCAAGGTTTTTGTAAGGGTAGATGCACCTGGCTGGTTGGTAGTGATAGTTACCGGGTCAAAAAAATCTAAGTCTAAGGCTGCAATTATTCCTGTGTTGTAATTGTCTGTGTATAGGTCTAGCTCAATGGCATCGCATCGAACGCTAGTCTCAGCTCGACTAGCAACGTAAGCACGGGCATAGTCCAGAGCTACCGCATCGGTCTGCATAAGCAAGTTCTGAATATTGTAAGTATGGGCAAAATACTTAGCCACACTAGCTGCGTTAGTAGCATTTTGAACTGTGCCACCTGTGCGGGTCACGTTAGCCTGGTTAAATACAAGCGTGTCATCTAACCGCCATACGGCATTTGCATACCCAATATCTGTGCCGTTATCGTTAAATACTGTAGGTGTACCAGCGATGCTTGCCGTAGTTACTGATCGATCTTGGAATACGAAAGATCCAGATGCATCAACGTAGAACGCGCCGTACTCACTATTTGTAACGGTTTGTAATGCGGCCAAAGATGTGCGAGCTGTGCCAGGGTCTGCCTGCATAGTGGTCAAACCTGCATCTACGTCACGCATCGATGCTGGCCATGCAATTTGGTCAAGGATCTCGTTAATGCGTGTGCCACTTAGATCGCCTGCTGTCGCACCTGTAACGGTACTAATTTGGGCATTTTGAGCCAGTCTCTGGGCATCAACGCTTGTAAGGGTTGTATAAACTACATCGTTAGCGTTTTTTGGCGTAGTAGTCGTATAGCTTGTAATAAACCCTGAAAACATTGGATAGGTAGTGCCGTTATAAGTAGCCGATATAGATACTTTACGCATCGGATCTAGTAAGCCGAAATAAGGGCTAGACGGGTTCTGTGGGTTAAAGTCTCCATTTTGATCCACAATGCGCAGGGTCATTGTGCCAGTCTGGAACTCATCTGCTTGCGGATTGCGGCCGCGCTTAATACTTACGCTATCTACTACATCGCTAACATCTACGATAACTGCAGCTGAGTCTGCGAGAATATTAGTACCTAATATGCCTTCTCCTAGAATTAAAGCCTGTGCAAAACTAGGGCCAGTAGAAAAGTTAATAACCGCGTTAATCGTAGGTACTGTCATCCGATTAAGAACCCTGCAGGCGTTTGAGGCATACCTGTTCTATTAGCATCTAGTAACGCATTGTTTACCTTTTCAGTAAAGTCATCGCCATCTAATACGTTGCCTTCAACTATTACTGTTATCTGAGTATTACCAGAACTACGCATATATTCTGGAAGTGGCTGACCATAGAAAGGCCCAGTACCCATACCACTCGTAGGAATATTTGTATCTGGAATTACAATCGGAATTGGAGTTGGACTTGGAACAACTACAACTGGAATTGGGTCGCCTGTAACTTTGGTTACTGATGGTGGAATAAGGAGATCCTCTGGTTCTAAACCAAGTATTCCCCCACCTTTTTTACCAGGGTCAAGCGTAATAGGCATGCCACTAATTTTTGCTAAAATCGCAGCAACGGCTTCAAGAGTTTTAAGTGTTTCGGCAAAAGGGTCAATGGGTGGCTTAATAGCATTTAGTTGGCCTTGTAACGCATTTATAGCCCGCTGTGATGCCTCTAGTTTTTTCTGTAACTTATCTGCTAGTTCAAAATCCTCGTTGAGAATTGCACGCTGTAACTCTAGGCGTAATCTTTCATTGTCTGAGATCTTACCCTTTAACGCAGCTTCAATCTGAATTTGATCTAAATTAAACATGGAATCAGCTTTAGCCAATATTGCTTTTTGAGCAGCAGCCTTTTTTTCAGCTGCTAACAGTGCAGCAGCATCAGCCTTTTGTTTAGCACGACGCTTCTTTTCAGCTGCTATTTCAGCGGCTCGCGCAGCAGCGGCTTTAGCAGCAGCAGCCGCTGCCGCTTTTCGAGCCTTTTCCTCAGCAGCAAGTCGAGCAGCATTTTGTGAGTCAGTAAACCCGCCACCTGGTCTTTGGTTTAATTTATCAAATGTTTCCTTAGTAATACTTCCTGTAAGAAAAACACCTAAATAATCAAGTAAAGTAAGTTTATCGACATCTTTTAATAAGTCGCTAACAGCTCTAGCAAAAGTATTTATGTTATCTGTCGCTTTATTTATGTCACCATTACCGGCTAGATCTACAAATAAATCAACCAGACCTTCGCCTATAATTTCTTTAGCGTTAGCCGATGCAACAGCCAACTTATCTATAGAGCCAGCAAAAGTCTCGATATACGCTTTGCCTGCACCTTGGCTTTGCTTAATAAGTATTGCCTGAATTTCAGCAAAATCTTTTGTCTTTAACTCAGCATCAGTTAATCCTATATTTAATTGCTTTAACCCTTTATAGTTTCCAATATAAGCTTTGCTTAAAGTGTTAATTACTGTTGAAAATTCAAGACCAGTCGATCGAGACAGATCAACGGCTAAAGTCATTAACTCCTGTGTTTTAACAGCTGATAAAGTTACCTTTGCCAACTGCGAATAGGCTGGCCTTAATTCATCATCTAAAATACCTGCTTGTTGTTCTAATTTGCTTATAAAAGTTTCAGCATTAACATTTTCATAAGCCAAGCCTAGATTCTTTAGGTTCTGTCTAAGCACAATTATAGCGGCATCATCCTCAGCAAACGCCTTGACGGATTCCTTAGCAAAATTAACAATAGCTCTAGTGCTAAAAGCCACACCAAAAGCACCAGCTAATTTCTTAACATTATTAGTTAATTTTTGTGTGGCCTTATCTGCTTGGTCAAAAGCCTTTTTGCCTTTATATTCAACAGCTAAATCAACTCTTACTGATGGATCAACGGCCATTAGTTATACCCCACAGCCGCATTAAACTTATCCCGGGCAGACTCAATAGCTTTAATAACAGCTGCGTTAGTCTTGCCGTTATCCTCTGACCATGCGCGAAAGATTGCGCGACCAGCCATTTTGCGACTGCCTACTAATGAACCTGGTAAACGTGGGCTAAAGTTTCCGCCTGGATTCTTACGCCCTGCAGTTTCATAAATTGCGCCAGACATCGATGCATTTTGTATACGAGCTAACGATCTAAAACCTGATCGGTTAGGCTTACTTGGCGTTGTTTTGTAACCTACGCCTTTTTTAGCCGCACGACCATCCCAATACCATCTAGCATTGACTGATGCTTTACCCCAGCCCGATAAAGGTGCTTGGGATGGAATAAAGCCACGCGCCTTAGCTGTAATAGGTTTTAGCAAACTACCCATTTCTTTCTGTGTTTCTTTAGCTAGATCCGGTGTAAATTTCTTTAGGGCTTTACGGAGTTCAATGCCGCCTTTTACCTGTACTGGCATCTCGCATCTCCTTATTTCGATCTTTCATTGCCTGCAGTAAAGTCTTAAACATCCTGCTGTCTAGTGCTAGTAAATCATTGGGCGCGATACCCGTTTCCAAACTGATCCGTGCAACCAAGTAAGTAAACGAGTCACGCCCTATAGTTCCGGGTCATCATCCAAAACCTCAACCTTTTTTAGTGTTTTTAAAAACTCTGCGCCAAACATTGGCACGGTCTCGCCGCCAGCTCTTAAACACTCCCACGCTAACCAGTAAACATCCGACTGCTTTTCGTCATCTCGAAAGGCTTTGTGAAAACCTTTTTTAGCATATAACTCAAACGCGTATTCGATCGATGGTGTTATCTGGTGTTCAGATAATGAACCATCAGCCTTTGTGATCTTTAACTTAGCCATCTGTTAGCCCCTATTCTGTTTATCAGCTAGTTGTAATTACGATTGGTGAATTACAAGTAAATGTAATGCTTTGTGTAGCGATGTCTGCTACTGCGCCGTTAATATCGGTAGTGTTATTTACCAAAATTGTGGTGCTGTATAGCGGGTTAGTAGCTGATACCACTGCGCTTGTCTGCTTTAGCGTAATTGGTACTGTTGTACCCCAGGCAGCTTGTAGCGTTGCGTTTACGTTTGCAGCAGCTGTATCGCTTAGGAAATCTAAAGTAATAGTGCTTGCCTCTAAACCCTTAACGAACTTATGAGCTGTGTCGCCCATCGCAGTAACTTCTAATTCGTCAAAAACTCTATTAATTGTGGCTGCCGTTACATGGTCAGTCAATACGACTGAGTTCAATGTTACTACAACGGTATTGCTTAAATATACGGCCATTAGTTATTCCTCTGTTTTCTCGGTTGCAGGTGCTTTAGGTTTTGTATCTTTTACTGGTGCTGCTTCGATCTGCCCAATTTTAATTAAGAAGGCAATATCCTCATCTGTGTATGACATTATTTTAACTCCAGCTCGTTAGTATGGATATATTAAATTCGGCGGTTAATAAATCGCCGCTATCAGCATTTAATACACCGGGCGCGCTAACGCTAGTTATATTAAATACAAGATTAGATGCAGCTAGTTTTGTATAAGCCGCAACGATAAAATCCTCAATGCCCTGCAGGTTGCCCTGATTGTCAAACATTGGCACGGTTAGCAAAATCTTAAAATTAGCCATAGGCGAAATAGTTATGTAGCTGTTATTGCTAGGCGTTAGGTATGGATCGGCTGGGATTACCACGCAGCTGTTAGCCAGGATGGTTGCAGGTGGGTATGCGAATACCGACCATACGCCGTTATTGGTTAAAGCCGTTGCGATGGTGCTACGCAGGGTTGTAATAGCTGCCGTAGGCATTTACCCCACCATGCTATTCGGACTCTGGTACGGGGCTAGTAGGCCGCGTATCTTGCCTATCATGCTGTTACCCATGCGATAAGGGCTAGGGCTAAAGCCATCTAGTCCTACGCCGCCTGTCTGGGATACCTGGCGAGCCTGCCAAATATCTACTGCCAAGATCATCGCACTTTGTCTAACGCTTGCTGTATTGACGTAGGTGGCTGTCTTTGTATCCTCGCCTGTAGCTGTGCCTGATGGCACTACGCGCCTAAAGTTTTGATCGGCTGCAGTCTTAGCAAACTGAATAAAACTATAACCCTGTGGTTGCTGGTAATAATTTAGCTGCATATTAAATGCTGGCAATAAATTTGTAGTGCCTGTGCTAAATGGCAACGTGGCAGTAATTGTGTAAGTGCCGTTAAATGTAGAGCCAGCCCCGGCAATAGTCACCGATTCTCCAACGGTAAATAAACCAGGGTTGGCCAACATTACGGTGGCAACGTTGCTTACCAATGCAGTCCCCACGACTGGCGCAGAATCAAACCAAAGGAAACTGTTAATTTGATCCTGTGCAGCTTGGCAACACTCCTCGACCGTACTATCTGAGTAAAGAGAACCGATACCTAAATTGGCACGTAGCTCGGCTACGGTAACGTAACTAGCTGGCATCGGAACTCCTTACTTAGTAGGGGTCGGTGGGCGAAAGGGCTAATCGCCCACCGACTATTAGGGTTATTTCTTAGGTGAAGTTGTAACGGATAATTCCCTTAGGCATCTTGGCGATTGTTGCCATGTAGCCGTAGATCGCTACCTGTACCTGTAGGTTGCTTACAACATTTACAGACATATATGCCTGTGGTGATTGGTAAACGGTAAATGCTTCTGGTGCAAGGATAATTGCTGAGTCATCTACTGTTGTAGTAGCTGAAAAGTTCTTATCGACATATAGATCTAGGCCAAGCACGTTACCGCGGATTGAACCAGGTTGAGTTAAGCCGCCTGCGTTCATTGGCTGAGATGCTGAGTAGATTGGGCGGCCAGTTGTATCTGATGCACCCATTAGTAGCTGCCATTGTGAACCATTAGCAACGTAGTTCTGTGCGTAGTAACCAGTTGCCTCATATACAAGGCGAGCAGCTTCTGATGCGTAACCAATAATGCCTGCAGATGTAGCAGCTTGTGCAGTAGTTGCAGCAGTACCTGCTGTAATCATCGCAGCTAATACTGTTGTATCTAGTGTCTTTAGGTAAGCGTTCTGTAGTTGCTGTGTTAGTTCAGCATAGAAATTAGGGTCTGAACGTTCTAGCAATTCAATGCTGATTGTGTTCATACCTGAATACTTGCTGATTGTGCCTGATAGGTATTCTGTAACCATACCTGTATTTGCAACTGCGCCGCCTTCAGCTTCAACTGTTACAACTGGTGCAACGCCTGATTTACCGCCTGCTGATGTAACAAGAGATGGCACGTTAATTGTCATGCCGCTTGCTGGCAATACGCCGCGTGAACATGCATCGATTGCAGGTGTTCCAAAACGTGTATTTGTAGGAAACTCTGATAGGTATTGTGTTGGGCTAAATGCTGGGTTAGTGCTGAAATCATCATCGGCTGCAGTAATGTAAAGCACGGAATCTTGGTTGCCTAATGCAGCCTTAATCTTATGCTCTGTGTACTTTGCCATAGATGTAATCGGTGTACGGACTGTCTGGCTGTCTAATACGGATGGGCGAATAATCTGGCGAGCTGCTTGAACTGGTGCAGCCTCGACTGGTTTTTCTGCCGGTACATCCGGTGTATCAATAGGGGCTGTAGTCACAGTCTCCTCGCTTTCGGTTTCGGTTTCGGTTTCGGTTTCAATCATCTCTGTATGGATGATTGTGGTTTT